AAGGGCAACATCAACCAGACATCTCTCGCCAAGCTTCTTGGCGTGACCCAGGGAGCCGTGAACCACTGGCTCACCGGAGCAAACAATCCCTCTCGGACCAATATGGAGGCCCTTAAACGGCTCCTGAGGATTTTTGAGGTGAAGGACAAGGCAATTCAATCCGGAGTCCTTAATGGCATCCCAAAACGCCCCACAGGCGATTCCATTGCCATCCAGGCTCATCGAATCGTGAATGAGCGTGCTGAGGAGAAAGAACGTCAGTACGGAGATTTCCACACGACCATGCGACGCGCGAATGACATCCTCAACGCCATCATGAATACCAAGCTGCCTGAGCAGACCATGTACTTCGCAATGGTGGCTATGAAATTGGCTCGCGAGGGACACGCCCACAAGTCCGACAATTTGCTTGACGCCATGGCTTATATGCAGGCCCTCGAAAATCTTGAAAATGTGGCTGTCAACGAATAACCCACCGGAGGCCTTCCGCCAGGCTTACCGCCTGGTCACCGACAACGGTGAACCGAACGAGAATACACTGCGATTCACAGGCGTCGTCATTGAGGTCAGAAACCCGCTTGATTTCGAGGCGAGTCTCTGGCCCGCTTGGCGCAAGTGGTCACAGCGATATGTGGACCTCGAATGGAAGTGGTACGAGGCTGCAACACGTGACCCTGAGATGGTCGAAAAGGTTGCTTCAATCTGGACCAAAATGAAGGACCAGTTTGGCGAGGTGAATAGCAACTACGGGTGGCAGATGAAACGAGAAAACCAGTGGGCCACATGTGTCCGCGAAATCGTTGAATCTATGCTGACCGGAAAGGGCACCAGAAAACACGTCCTTTCAATCTACGACGGCAAGGAGCGGTGGCGCTACACGAATGACACCCCGTGCACGATTTCCTTCACCTTCGTTTTGAAGCGTGAGGGCAAGACGAAATTCAGGCTTGACCTACACACGCACATGAGGTCAAACGACGTTTGGTACGGCCTTTGCAACGACCTCCCTGCCTTTGCCTTGTTCCAGTCTAAAATGGTGACCGACGTTCAGACCAAACTGCATGACCTATGCAAGGGCGCTCCAACACCATACCGTGTCCGCATGGGCCGACTGGTTCACTTTGTGGACGACCTGCATTTGTACAACAATTTCCTAGACAGAGACGAATGAAAAATTTTGAGACTCTCCTGAAGATTCAGGACACAATTCAACGAGACCATCAAGGCATGGATTCACAATCCATGACGATGGCCGAACGAGCTGACGAAATGATGCGCCAGCAACAGTACCTACTTGACGAAATCACGGAGCTGATGACTGCACTCGGTGGACCGTTCGGAAAGGCCTCCTGGAAAAAGTGGAAGGCTGACCACGAAACGGTCAAAGACTTGTACGTTGAGGACCTTGATTCTGACGAGTGGAAAGAGGTGGTTTTTGAGTCTGCTGACGTGCTCATTTTCGTACTCAACATTTTGGCCCTGGCTGGCGTTACTGGCGAGGAGGTTTTGCAAGCCGTGGAGGACAAGCAAAACGAGAACATCGAACGCTGGAAAAGTGGGTACTGATGGTCGCCAAAAAACGAGCAAATCTGTGCAGTCCCCCGCATCATTTTGTCGTTCTCTACAAGGGCAAAAAGGTGTGGGGGCCGCACACCCCTTACGCGTGCATGAACTGGTATCACACCAAAGACCCAAGGCCCATGCATGACCAGAGCGATTTCAGCATTGTTCAGAGGCCTCTTTTGAAGGCCTCAGTGCATTTGCCTATCAAGGATGAAACCGTGCTGACCACGGCCGCCAGAATGAGCCATGTGAATCCGCTGTACGGTGAGATGGAGTACATGAACAAGTGCTTCAGGAATCCAGAGAACGACGAGCAAAAAAGCATGGCGTCCAGATTCGCTGGGGTCATGGCTGAATTGCAGGTTTGCGAGTCCATGCACGGGGTCTTCACGGACAGCTACAAATCAGCCGGACCGGACAAGGGCTGGGACATGGAAATTCACGACTTGAAGGTTGACGTGAAAACGTCATTTTGGTACAAAGACTCGTGGACCATCAAAAAGGAAAAATACGAGAGTGACATTTTGCTTTTCACCAATGTCCAGCTGGCTCCATTTCGCCAGGTGACTCTGCGCGGTTTTCTCGAACCACGAGAGCTGGTTTACTGCGACCGAATCAAGGACATGTGGCGTGTGACCTCATCAAAAATTCGACCGCTTAAAGACATGACAATTTGAGTCCAACGAACGAGGCAACCTAGGAGAGCTCGCGGGCGCGTAGTTTTGCAAAGAACATGAGTATCTTCACCCGCATTTTTGGAGGCAACAAGGAGGAGCGTTCATCGAGCGTCAACCCCGCTTTGTACTTCAACGCGGGAGGTGCGAATACCCGCGCCGGTTCCAACATCACTCCGAACGAATCTCTCAAGCTTGGTACAGTCTACGCTTGCGTGTCCAAAATCGCTCAGACCGTAGCGGCTTTGGACCGTTCTGTTTTCAAGGAAAACAGGCAGGGTCGTTCGGTTGTTGAGCACCCCGTTTCGTACCTCCTTTCTAACTACGCGGACAGGCACACCTCGTCCTTTGATTTCTGGGAAAAAATCGTTTCAGATTCCTTGCTGTATGGCAAGGGGTATGCGTATATCGAAAGACGCGGAACGAGGCCCACGGCTTTGGTCTGGTTGCCTGCCCAAAACGTCGAAGAGATGGACGCTCCACAGGGGGCGACCGTGTACCAGTTTTCGCCGGAAAAAACAGGCCGCGTTGACGCGAACAATTTCAACTTCCTGGAGCAGGAGGTTCTTGTTGTTTCAGCCTTCCGTGGAATTAGCCCGATTGAGTACCACCGGGAGTCTCTTGGACTGTCAAAGGCTGCCCTTGAATTTGGAGCCAGTTTCTTTGGTTCTGGAGGCAATTTGAGTGGTGTCTTGTCTGTTGACAAGACTCTAACAGATGAGCAGTTCATGGCACTCCAAAACGCCTGGCAGAACAAGTATCACGGCAAGAGCGGTCAGCACGCAACCGCAATCCTTGAACACGGCATCAAGTACGAGAGAATCGGAATCCCACCGGACGATGCTCAGTTCATCGAAACAAGGAAGATGCAAGCCTCAGAAATTGCACGGATTTTCAACGTCCCTGCATCTCTGGTAGGTCTTGAAGCGAACGTTTCATTCAGCAACGTTGAGCAGCAAAATATCTTCTTCGCATCGTACACCATTGCGCCTCTTGTGAAGCGCATTGAAAACGAGCTGAACAACAAGCTTTTCACAGAGCGAGAACGCAAGAGCATGAGTGTTGAATTTGACATGAGCTCTCTCCTCCGTGCGGACGCAGAGACGCGTTCAAATTACTATTCCACCATGCTCCGTGATGGCGTCATGACCATCAATGAGGTTCGCAAGATTGAGGGACTCAATCCGACCAAAAATGGTGACACTCATTTCGTTCCACTCAACGTCATTCCGCTCGGTAAAATGGACGGCTATGGCGACAAAATTTCGACTCCGTAACCATGGCCAATTACTACTACATCTTGAAGGTCGTCGACTGCCGCGGAAAAAGCGATGCAAGCTCGAACCCTACTGCAAGACAAACCGCGAATACCGCAGCAGAGAATCCTAAGGGGACTTGGGAGTTTCGTTTCAACATACTAGACACCACCGCTGGGCCCGCGAAAAACGCGTTTTTGGCCGCTGTTTACGCCGCTCTCCCGACCGCACCTGGCATGGTCAAATACGTGACTCAAACGCCATTTTTTGCGGCAATAACGGACTCGGCTGATACAACGAATGACGGCCTCCCCGCAAGGGGCTTCTGGAGTGAGCGTGTTGGCAAGCGTTTTTTGCGTTACGAAATTGGTGTTTCAACAGCTAGCTTCGGCAATGCTCAGGTGAACCTGACTGCCCACGATATGGCATGAGCTTTTCGGGCTATCCACAAAGCGCAACAAACGCGGCAAAACGCGCGTTGAAGTTCAAGGAGGAAAACGGTACTTCTTGCGGCACTCCTGTGGGGTGGCAGCGAGCAAACCAGTTGGCCTCTCGGGAAGCTTTGTCGTTGTCCACGGTGAAACGAACTTTCAGTTTCCTTTCACGAGCAGAAGTGTACGACCAGGGGCGATTCACCGACGACGACGGCAAGGAAATTTGCGGGTCAATCATGTACGCGGCATGGGGTGGAAAAGCCATGCGCGGTTGGTGCAACAAAATCATCCGAGAAGAGGAAGAGCGGAACGAGCGTTTTCGTGGCGGAAAACACGACACAGACCTCTTCTCAAAGGGCCACAAACTTTCAAGCAGAAGCATGGACGAAAACAAAGAAATCCGAGTGACTACCGGGCTGCATGTTCGGTACATGAATCAAGAGGACGAAGAGAAGCGCACGCTGTCTGGTTACGCAATCAAATTCAACGACGTCACGACGATTGGCGACCAGTTCCGCGAGCA